CCACTCTCTATCAATAGCGTTGTTGCCGTATCTGAAGTAAATTGATACCCCATTAAAACTATCTTCGAGCCACTACCCGGAGTCCATACAACAGTATCTGTCTCGGTTCCAGTAGTATCACTATCAGTTTGATGTATTGCTGTAAAACCAAACCCACCGTGCGACATCACACCAGCAAAAGCAAAAGATGTAAAAAATAACACAACAAATGAAACAATCAAAATCCTTTTCATACTCACCTCCTCGAATCTCCTAAATATTGTTCTACCGTTCTTGTTTTTAATCCCTTTTTTCTTCTGTCTTCGTTTATCTGTTCCACAATCCTTGAAACTCTTTTTTTATCTCTTTCCATTGACCCATCTTCCACTAGCTTATGGGAATTCATATAATTTCTTTTTTCAGACTTGCTATTAAACCAACGTTGCATAGCCTTATCAAAATACCCGTGATGTGATTTCTTGGGAAAATAAATATTTGCGTTAGGACTCATATTAGCAATCCTTTACTTTCTTTTTTTCTTTGATTTAGTCCAATGATAAGTTTCATTAAACTCACTTGTTGGAATTCTTTTTTCCGTTTTCTTTTTTTTCTTAGGCATTTAAAATCTCCTTATCACGCTATGGGTGGTTCATTCCCCTTCTCGCCTCCTGCAGCAGAAATCATATCTGCCATGTTGGGAGCCGGTGATTGTCTCTGTGATGGCGCTACTCCCTGATTACCCCTTGGTCCACCCTGTTGTCCTTGCTGTTCTGCCGGTGGCAATAGGTTCATCCCTGGCTGTATTTGTTTAATAATCTTTCCAATATCAGTAAACACATCAGGAAACAGACGCAGATAAGCCTTTAATAATTCTGCTAATTCTACCTTATAACCCTGCATCTGGAATGCCATCAATACACCTTCCTGTCCTAAAATATTCACAATGTTTTCTATTTGCTTTCTTAATATTGGCAAGTCTGGTTTCTGTGAAGAACCAACCTGTATCTGAAAAGCATATTCACCCTTAACCAATTTCTCATTCATATCCGATGTAATATCAGGAAGCCATTGGAATTTCTGGATACCGGTCTGCTCATCCACCCCACTCTCACCAGTTATAAGTTGCAATTCTTCTAAATCAACAAACTGTCTTATAACCTGCCATAGTTTCCTAGCCTGGCGATTGCTGAAATCCTGAACCATATCAGCCTTATCGTTTAGTCTTAGGTTCTGTCCGGCCTGTCCTATCTGTGCTTCTGTTGCAGTTTCCGCCTGGGTTAAACCCGTAAGCATAGCCTTAGTAACACCGGTCTCTAAGGAAACAACATCCAGAATTTTCTCTAAGAACGCAGCCAAATCACCCTTCACCTGGGTTAATGAAATCTCCTTAAAGACATCACTTGGATTTTTGTTAGTAAACACAATAGACCCTAATTGTCCATCACGAAGTGCCCGTTTACCTTCTTCAGTAACCGCAGTTTCATCAACACCAATCTTCGTCATAAACTTATCCACCTGGTCTAAGATATTCTCGAAAGTAACATTAAGTCTATCCTGTAGTCCCTTAAAAACATCAACATCACTGCGTGGATAAAGTTTATGTCCATGCTTGTTGAATGTTAAAACCTCATACTGGAAACCATCCATTTCGTAGGTTGATTTTTCATGCCTTAATGCCTTATAATCAGAACCGTCTTTAGCTAAAACAATTATATAGATTCCATCTTCTTTCTTGTAATGGATTTCATATAAATCAATCGTCTTAAACCTTTCTAATTCTGATTCCGGCATATCTTTAGACAAACTTGAAGGAACCTCACCACCCTTTAAATCTTTGGTATTGCTATAGTTGGGGTTTTTCTTTACCTCTTCCAATGTCTTTGTAATTTTCTCATAGACATAATCTGCCGTATGTATTGAATTTGCACGTGGGTCTATACCAAAGTTGAATGGATTTACCCATAAAGCATATGGACTTTCCGCACGTATGTATTCATTCTTTTCCATATTCTGCGGTAATTCCTCTTCTTCTTTTGGTTTCTTTAAACCCATCTTTTCCAGGAGTCCACGGGTCTTTCTTTTCTCCCTGTTCTTTTCTAAACCCTCATCAGGAATATCACTTCCAAATTGAGTTGCATAACCAACCTTACTTACCCCCATACCCAATACATAAGCATCAAATATAACGTGCTGGTTAACTTTCTTAATGTCTAACTCACGAAAATAATAATTGAGAATATTAGCGGCATAAGGTGCGGAATCCTCATCTGGTCTTCTTTTAGGAATTGCCAAGATATATGGATTCTTATAGTAAAGACTTGGAATTACATTCTTAACTATCGGATAGACTACGTTAAGTGCAACAAAAGAATCTTTAACCCCGAAATCCTCTTCGAACTTTCCACCATATCCTTTCTCAAAATATGCAATATTATCCCCTGCACCCTTAATTTTATTTTTCTCAACCGAACCAAATTCATCTGCCTTGAACTTCTCAGCTGATTCTATTTCGATACGCCAACGTCTAATCTCATCACTATTTATCCGTTTCATATTTACCCCTTTATGTCCTCTTTCCCTCCGTCAATATTTATTACTTCAGAAATTATTGTATCTGTTTTTATAACTACCTTCTTTTCCTTTTTAACTTCATTTTTCTTTGCCATTTTATTCTCCTTTTAGCTAAATGCTAAATTGTCAATTGGTTTTCTCCATCTCCTTGGCAGACAAGCCATCTTATTTAATTCTTTATTATAAGATTGTTTTTCCAACCAAGCTGGAGTATTCCTCGGTATTCCTTTTCTCTTAACAACCCCACCTTTTTGAATAAGCGGTAAGTGGTAAGCAAGGGAATCTAATATATCATCGTGGGCAGAGTGGGGGAATTGGACCATTTGCCAAGAGAGTTCCCCGAATACTCCCTTTAAAAGCTCATATTTCTCTCCTGGAAACCTAATCGCACCCCTTTCGTGATAGGGCTGTAAGGCCATAATGCGATTAACCTTTCCCTGCCCACGTCTAGAGGATGCCTGGAATTCATGCACCCCGAATAATTTAAAGGCGGGATTAGTTATGCGTTCCTTTGCTATCTGCCTCTCTAATTCCAATCGAAGCATTCCACGGAAAAAATTAGTTTCTATACCCAACATCTTAAATCCATATCTATAATTTAATCGTATGATTTCGTTGATAATGTCTGATGGCTGTAAGTGCTTGTTGACGATTTCAAAGATGTGCATGTCCATCTTGTTATCAGTTCCAACCACCGTAATTGCTGTAAAATCCTCGCCCTCGCCAGCTGGGTCACAGGTTGCAGTGATGTATAAATCATCTTTCTTTATGTCTCCATAGAATGCGAAATCTTTAACCTTGAATACCGAAGTTTCAGGGTCAGTCGGTTCATTTTGATATAAACAATTTTTTGAACCATAGCCATGTGCTATATAATTTCCTGTTTCGGTTTGAAGAGCATAAACTTTTTCTCTACCATCTGGTTTTATAGAAATAACTTTATCTTTTTCTTTGACAAAACTACTTCCATGTTTAAACATTGATTTTTCAATCGTATGTTTTCTCGCTGGATTAGATTCAAGAATAAACCTTCGTTTACCCTCGATTCCACCATTAACCCAATAATATACAGTTTTTCCACCTAAAGCTGTTCTGCTTGGTACCTTTTCTGCACTATTCCATTTATAATCTAATGTCGCTAAAACAGTTTCTAATTTGCGACATACCTCTGGATTTTTAACTCTGCTTTGATTTAAAATTATAGAATCTGTGCAACTTCCTTCACCATCGTAAAATCCACCAAGCCAAGTTGCTGCTTCATATTGATTAACAGATAAATCACGCATCTTAGGTTCAAACATATACATTAATTTAGAACCCACAGCAGCTGGCTTATATTCTCTGTGTGATTCATCCAATCTCCCCGTATACCAATGATGGTCAGGGGTACATCTTATGGTTCTACCAGATTCAAGTGTTATTTTTACAACATCAGCTATACGAGATTGGACCTTTAAAACTTTAGATTTTACTAATTGTTTTCTTCCTGTATCTCTGCGATTCCAACCTATTACAATTTCGTCTTCTTTTATTTCACCAATTGGTTTAGATTTCCAATTATCCATAAGTATTAATGATTCATATGGATTACAAGAATAAATATATGTTCCCTGAACCGATCTTTGTTGACTTAAAAATTCTTTTGTTAATGAATTTTCACCAATATTATCAAAGAAATATGTTCCATTCTCTTCAGCCTTCTTAATAAATATTCCAAAGTTTCCTTTTATATCCTGTTCGGCTATAATACGTCCATATAGATCACCGAAATTCCAGCGGGTTCCAAGCATTATGACGTCACCACCTGGTCTCAATAGGGACAAGGAGCGTCTATAACAATCCTCAACCTTATCCATTTGTTCTTTAGTTGTAACGTTTACATCACTTACTAAGTCATCAAAGATGATACAGTCATAATGGAAACCAACCTTTGTTGTCCCTACTCCACCAGTATCAACAGATGGTTCCGGCCTTCCCGTCTTTCGTGGAGCAATAATTATTTGTGATTCTGACCACTTCCCTTTCTTGGGATCGGTTTCCCACTTCCCGAACATTTCACGAAACCTGGAGTTTTCAACATTGCCTATTATGTGAGCTTTAACGGAATTTAAAAACCCTACAGATTTAGTGGCAGCATCAGAATAAATCAATATTGCTTCGTTCGGATTGTGAACAAGCCTCCACAGTATGTATGCTACCGTGCCTATGCTTGACTTGAACGTATACCTGGGCATAAGGATTAGCTTCTGATTATTGTCATTAAGCAAGAATCTGCACAACTCAGGATAGAACTTATTTTGTTCTATGTCCTTGAATCCCAAGCACTTATTACAAAACTTATAAAAGTCAAAGAAGCATTCATACTTATCTTTCAAGAAGTCTTGACGTTTCTTTGGTATATCAGTAATTTCTGGTTTTTCAAATGGCATAATAAAAAAAGGACTATCTGAAGCGAATAGGAAACCTAATCACCTCAAATAGCCCTTTAGTTAAGTTTGGAGCTATTAATCTTCTAAACTATCAATGAACCTATCAACTATAAATCTATGAGTCTTACCGGCTTCAATAAGAATGCTTGTCTTGTCTGCGCCGTATGGTCCGACATTAATCGTAATCTTACCACGACCGTGCTTGAATATACCATAAAATAACTCACCTATCTTCCTTTTAATCTGTTCCAGCGCTTCACCTCATAGATTAGGATTAAGGTTAAAAGGATAATGATTGTATCTAATTGTAAAAGGTCAATGAATCTACCTAAACTAAATATTCCAATCCTGCTTATTATAATATAATATATTAGGCTCAAATTAATATTCTGGGAATATAATTAAATGTTCCCACTTCATGCACCTGATTCCAGTATGACCAACAACCATCCTGCTTCTAATTGGTCCATTCCAGTATAACCAATCCCAAATATCCTGCGGTGCAGTAATTGTATTATATTTCCCATGTTCCTTTTTAACGTTTTCAATTACCTGACTATACTCTTTATCCTCAGTTTTATTCAATTAATATTCCTTCCTGAGAGGCATTGTAAGAGATTATGTTGATTCAGTGTGAAATCTTTCATTAAAAGTATTTTCTTTGAAATCTTACCCCATTCTGTGCGTTTAAAGGGTATTCTAGTGTCATCTCTTATCTGATTTTATCCATTATATCTTTCAGATTATATAAATCATAT